GTAATGTCATCGGGTCAACGTAAGCGTCACGACGGTTGGAATAAATCAATTATACGAGATGGTGTAATTGTTATTCTTCGTAAAGATGGGCGTGAGAAAATGCGCCTTGACCCAAAGACAAAAGAAAGAATTAAGGGGAGTAAATGAAAGATTCAAGATTAAAGAGAGCAGGAGTATCTGGCTTTAATAAGCCAAAGCGTACTCCTAATCATCCAACTAAATCACACGTAGTAGTGGCTAAGGTTGGTAGCCAAGTTAAAACAATTAGATTTGGACAACAGGGTGTAACTGGGGACAGACAACCTACTGCTAGACAGAAATCATTTAAAGCACGTCACGCTAAGAATATTGCCAAGGGCAAGATGTCTGCAGCATACTGGGCAGATAAGGTTAAATGGTAATGTCCTATACCAATCCTGAACTTAGAAATCGTATTAAGAACCGTATTATGGCTGGTTCTAAGGGTGGCAAACCAGGTCAATGGTCTGCACGTAAGGCACAACTTGTAGCACTTGCATATAAAAAAGCAGGTGGTGGCTATTCAGGTAGCAAGAGTAGTAAGCAAAAGTCTTTATCTAAATGGACTAAAGAAGAGTGGGGCACTAAATCTGGTAAGCCTAGTACTCAAGGCAGTAAGGCTACTGGCGAAAGATATTTACCTAAAAAAGCAAGACAAGCATTATCTTCATCTGAATATGCAGCAACTAGTAAGGCTAAACGTGAAGGTATGAAAAAAGGTAAACAGTTTGTAAAACAACCTAAATCAATAGCAAAAAAGACAGCAAAATACAGATAGGGACATAGGGGACTATGAGTAAAAAAGATTCTATAGCACTTGTATGGTGCGATAATGGAATGGTAGATGGCAAGTTTATGCAAGGCGTAGCAGATGTAATGCTAAAGTCTGGCGTAGAATTTGCTACAACATTACGTAGCCAAGGTAATCAAATTGGCAGGCAGCGACAAACAGTTTTTGATTACTGGTATGACAAGACTGATTACGAATGGTTATTCTGGGTAGACTCAGATGTAGTAGTTAGTCCAGAAAAGTTTAAACTATTATGGGATAACAGAGACGCAGAAAAGCGTCCAATGATTACTGGAGTATATTTTACTACAGATAATCCTGAGGAACCCTTGATGGTTCCAATGCCTACATTGTTTAGTTTTGTTGCTAATGAAGATGGTGGCTTTGGATTAGCCAGAGTACACCCTATGCCTCAGAATCAACTAATTAAAATTGATGCAGCAGGTATGGGATTTATCCTAATGCATAGAAGCATAGTACCTAAAGTCCGTGAAGTAGCAATTGACAAAGTCGTCTTTATGGAAATGGGTAGAGGTAAGAAATTTATAGGCGAAGATATATTCTTCTTTGCCTTATGCGATAAGGCTGAGGTTCCACTATATGCCCATACTGGGGCAACTGCTCCGCATATGAAGCGGTTCTCTTTTGATGAGCATTACTATCAAGCATTTTTTGGTAAACCAAAAGAAGAACCTAAGTCAAAACTTATTACACCCGACAAGAAAATCATTACACCTAGATAATAAAGGAAGATATGACAACTACCCTATCGAACATAATGGATGAAATCCAGATTAACTTGGCTGGATATACATACCAACAAGATAGAGCAACTCACTTAACCAGTGCAGTTAGCACTCTAACATCACCATCATCTTCACCTACTATTTTATCTTTAGGTTCTACCGAGAATCTAGGTAAAGGTGTAGTTGAGATTGATGAAGAGTTAATGTGGGTAGATTCATTTGACCGTGTGGCTAATACAGCCACTGTAGCCCCATATGGCCGTGGCTATCTAGGTACTACTGCTGCTACACACACAGCAGATACTAAGGTTACTATCTCCCCTACCTTCCCACGCCACGTAATTAAGCGTGCAGTTAATGACACTATTAAAGCAATGGGCGCTACTATATTTGCAGTAAACAACACTTCATTTACTTACAATGCAGCAATTACTACTTATGCTTTTGCTAACTTAGATATAGATAATATCTTAACAATTATGTGGCAAGAGATTGGTCCATCTAAAGAATGGATACCAGTTCGTAGATGGTCATTTGATTCTTTTGCTGAGCCTACAGCCTTTGGTTATACATCCTCAGATGATGTTCAGACAGTAACTATTGGAGATTACATTACTCCAGGTAGAACTGTAAAGATTGTATACGCAACTGAGCCTGTAGCATTTACAACTAATGCCCAAGATTTTGCAACACAAACAGGGCTACCAGAATCCTGCAAGGATGTGGTAGTACTTGGTGCTTCATACCGTTTGCTTACCTACCTTGACCCAGCACGTGCGGCTCAAGTTAGTCCACAGGCAGATGAAACAGATAGCAAGAGGCCGTATGGTTCTTCTCAGAATGCATCCCGTCAATTGCTAGCACTTTACACACAACGCCTCTCTGAGGAAACATCAAGACAACAAACACAATATCCAATCCGCATCCACTACAGCCGATAGGTAGATAAATGACAACACGCAAATACTCCTCACGCTCACAGCAGACAACTCTGGCTTCGGCGTTAACCTCATCTGGTACTTCAGCAAGCGTAGTATCAGGAACTTCTTTACTAGGTGGTGCCACAATTTCTGCTGGCGAAACCTTTACGGTGGTGATAGACCCAGATACAGCGCTTGAAGAAATTGTAGATGTAACGGCGGTCTCAACTAACACTCTTACTATTGTTCGTGGTATTGATGGTTCATCTGGTGTAGCCCATTCTGCTGGTGCTGTAGTGCGTCATATGGCAATTGGTCGTGATTATCGTGAGGCTAATCAACACATTGAAAATACCACAACTGCACACGGATTAACCCTTGCTGATGTAGTTCTTACAACTGGTACTGGAAATGTTTCTACAACAATGCTTGCGTCTAATGCAGTAACTACTGCAAAGATTACGGATGCAAATGTAACCACAGCAAAGATAGCAGATTCTGCTGTCACATCTGCTAAAATTGCCGACCTTACAATTGCTACTGGAGACATCGCAGACTCTGCTATTACAAGTGGTAAGATTGCAACAGGTGCAGTAGGCACAACTAAGATTGATGACCTATCAGTTACTTCTGCTAAAATAAATGATGGCGCAATTACTGCTGCCAAAATTGCATCGGATGCTGTAACTACAGCCAAGATTTTAGATTCAAATATTACTACTGCAAAGATTGCAGATAGTGCTATTACTTCCGCAAAGATAGCAGATGCAACTATTGCTACTGGTGATATTGCTGATGGTGCTGTTACCTCGGCTAAGATTGCTGATGGTACCATTGTTGCTGATGACATAGCAGACGGGGCAGTTACATCTGCTAAAATTCTAGACGGTACAATTGTTAACGCAGACATTAACGCAAGTGCCGCTATTGCTAAAACTAAATTGGACCTTGGTGGAACTATTACTTCTGCCGATTTGGTAGATGGAACTATCGTTAATGCTGACATTAATGCTTCTGCTGCTATTGCTTTATCTAAGTTAGCAACTGACCCATTAGCCCGTGCTAACCATACAGGTACTCAAACAGCATCAACTATTTCAGATTTTGATACACAGGTAAGAACTAATCGTCTTGACCAAATGACAGCACCTACTGGTTCTGTATCATTAAACAGTCAAAAGATTACTAATCTTGCTACACCAACAAGTAGTGGTGACGCAGTATCTCTCGGATATCTTAATAGCCAAAAGGGTGTAGCAAACGGTATTGCTGAACTTGATGGTTCAGGATTAGTTCCTACCCATCATCTTCCAGCCCTTGCTATATCTGAAACATCTGTAGTTAATTCACAGGCCAATATGCTTGCACTTACCGCTCAGGTGGGTGACATTGCAGTTCGTACAGATGTTAATAAATCATTTATTCTTACAGCAACACCCGCTTCTACATTAGGTAACTGGCAAGAGTTGTTAACTCCAACAGATGCAGTTCTTTCTGTTGATGGTAGCACAGGTGCAATTAGCCTTTCAGGCACATACCTAAATAGAACCTCTGGTCAACTATTAGGTAATCTAGATGCCAATAACTTTAAAGTAACTGGACTAGGTACACCTACAAGCAACGCAGATGCTGCTACAAAATCTTATGTAGATACAGTTGCTGGTTCTGCTACTGCTGCTGCAGCCTCCGCTGCCGCTGCTGCCACAACCTATGACAACTTTGATGATAGATACTTGGGTGCTAAATCAACTCCCCCATCTGTAGACAATGATGGAAATGCACTTATTGTTGGTGCTATTTATTGGAACTCAGTATCCAATGCTATGTTTGCCTGGTCAGGCACTGCTTGGGGTTCAATTTCATCTACTGCTGATATTTTCCGTTATCGTTATACAGCAGCAGGAGGAGAAACATCTGAGTCAGGTCCTGATGATAATGGACTAACACTTTCTTACATTGTAGGAAAAGAACAAGTATATCTAAATGGTGTGCTTCTAGTTCGTACTACAGATTACAACGCTACAAATGGTACAAGCATTACAGGTCTTGCAGCGTTAACTGCTGGAGATATTCTTGAGGTTATTACCTTTACTCCATTTGAAGTAGCAAATGTAATTAGCCCTACAGTTATTGATGCTAAAGGCGATTTAATTGCTGGTGTTAGTGCAGACACTATAGGTAAACTAACAGTTGGTTCAAATGGCACAGTCCTTATGGCCGACTCAAGTACAGCAACAGGTTTGAAGTGGTCAGCATATGACCCACTTCCTAGCCAGACTGGAAACACTGGCGAGTTCTTAACAACGGATGGCTCAACAACAAGTTGGGCAGCCATAAGCCAAGTGCCTTCTCAAACAGGTAACTCTGGTAAATATCTAACAACAGACGGAAGCACTGCTTCCTGGGCATCTGTAACAGTTGACCCAACCCCAACAGTATTTATGCTAATGGGTGCTTAACCAAACACTAAGGAGAAAAATAAATGCCAACAACTTACAAGGTGCTTGGTCAAAGTAACCCAAGCGCAAATACAGCAACAACATTATACACAGTACCATCTTCTACTTCAACGGTAGTATCAACAGTAACTGTAGCCAACCTAGGAGCATCTTCTGCAACATTTCGTATTGCTGTAAGACCAGGTGGGGCAGGACTAGCCAACCAACATTATCTTGCGTATGATGTTACTATTGCAGCATTAGACACATTAACACTAACACTTGGAATAACACTTGCTACGACAGATGTTATAACAATATATGCATCAACAGCAACTATGGCATTTTCTGCATATGGAAGCGAGATTTCTTAATGACAATTAGAAGTGTTAAAAGTGGAGAACTTGTATCACTTGCTGGACCTAACACAAGCGTTGCAACTCCTACGTATCCAACTGGTTTAACCCCAACAAAAGATACCATTGATGGTGGTAAAATTAATATTGCTTTTACACCCGCTGTCGTTGGTGCAACTGCGACAAGTTATATTGCAACTTCAACTCCAGGGGGATTTACTGGAACAGCAAATTCAAGTCCAGTATCTGTAACTGGTTTAACTGGTGGAACATCATATACATTTACAGTAGCAGCAATAAATGCTAATGGTACTGGTGAAGCAAGTCCTGCGTCAAATGCACAAACTGCACCAATATTAACATCTACAACATTTAATACTACTGGAAACTGGACAGCACCTGCTGAAGTTAACTCTATTGAATTGTTAATGGTTGCAGGTGGTGGTGGTGGTGGTAATGCTACTGGCTCAATGGGTGGTGGTGGAGGAGGTGCAGGTGGTTTCTTGCGCTATACAGCACAATCTGTTACACCAAGTACAACCTATGCTATAACTGTAGGAACTGGCGGAGGAAACTCTACACCTGGTAATGATACAAATGCATTTAACTATACTGCATTTGGTGGTGGGCGTGGTGGTAACGGTTCAAACACAGTGAATGTTGCTACTGGCTCAAACAATGGTAGTAATGGAGGTTCTGGTGGTGGCGGAGGTTCTTCTGGAGGAGCACAAACCGTTGGTGGTAATGGAGTTTCTGGACAAGGTAATGCTGGTAGCCCTGGTGCAAGTAACCGTAATGGTGGCGCTGGTGGAGGATTATCCGTAAATTGGTACGGTGTAACTTATGCTGTTGGTGGTAACGGTGGCTATCCCGTAAACTTTGGTCCTGCAGGTAATCAAGGTGGCGGTAATGGCACAGGTGGTGGTGGCGGTGGCGGAGCAACCAACTCACCATCAGGTGCTAACGGTAGCGTAGTAATAAGATACGTTTCATAATGGAAGAGGTAAGTAACGTGACAGAACCAACAAGAGAAAAACCATATCCATCTTGGACTTGGGTCGTTAATGAATTAGGTGAAGGATATTGGGATGCTCCAAAACCAGCACCTAGTGAAAATGGTGTTACCTATGCTTGGAACGAAGAAATTACGGACTGGGTAAAAGTAACACAATAATAAAACTAAGGGGATAATATGAAAGAAATAACATTTACTAATGTGCTTGGGTTGGATTTTTTTCCACCCAAGCCAGCAGTAAAAGAAGTACCAGAGTGGTATAAGAATACGCCAGAATATGCAAATAATTTAGGTAGAAAAATTGCAACCGATGGTGGTACACCACATACAATAAAAAAATGTGTACCTGTATTTGATGCTATAACTGCTGGGTATATTCTTTATACACAAGTAGATATTCAAGTAAAACAGGAAGATGGTTTACCATACTATAATTGGTCAGACCAAGGTGCTATTGCTTTTCATCCAATAGAACAAGCCCCTTTACATCCAGCAAAAAATGGAGCACCGTATCCAAAATGGAATAATACCTATTCTATATCTACCCCACCTGGATACTCAGTTTTATTTACTGCACCAATGCATAGAGAATCTATATTCACTATTCTTGATGGAGTCGTAGATACTGATACATATAAAGCCCCAGTTAATTTTCCATTTGTACTTAATGATGTTAAATGGGAAGGTATAATACCAGCAGGAACTCCAATGGCTCAGGTAATACCATTTAAACGAGAGCCTTGGAAACATAAAATAGGTTCTGATAAAGAACGTATAGAACAAGATAAAGTAACTAGAAAACTTAAAACATTATTTTTCAACTCATACAAAAGGCAGTTCTGGTCCCGAAAGGAATATAAATGAGTAAAGCAAGAGATATAGCGAGTGCAGCCCCTGCACCCTCTACTGTATCTGCAACAGAGTTAGGTTACCTAGATGGTGTTACCTCTGCTATTCAGACACAAATTAATACTAAACAGGCTACTGTATCTGGAGTTGATAATACAGAAATTGGTTATCTTAACGGTGTTACATCTGCTATTCAAACTCAGTTAGATGGCAAGGTTGCTGCATCCATAGTAGATGCTAAGGGTGATATCATTGCAGCCACTGCTGCTGATACAGTTGCCAGACTTGCTGTTGGTGCCAATGACACAGTACTTACCGCAGATAGTTCAACTGCTACTGGTTTGAAGTGGGGAACAGTTGCCGCTGGTTCTAACTGGTCATTAGTTAACTCTGGTGGAACAAGTTTAAGTGGAACCTCTACAACAGTAAGTGGAATAACTGGTGCTGATAAACTTTTGATTCTTGTCAATGGTGCATTATTAAATAATAATACAGGTGCGGTAGTTGGACTAAGATTAAATTCTGATACTGGAAATAATTATGCCTTTATGGGTGCTAGGAATTATCCAAATGGTACATCATTTCAAGCACAAATGTTCGGTGCTGATGGTAGTCTTGCTGCTGATAGTATACCATTGTTTAATAATCCAGACATTGTTAATAGGGATGCATATGCTTATGTATTACTTTCAGGATGTAATTCTTCTGGATTAAAAGTATTTAATTCAGCAGGTGGTGTAAATGTTGGTTATTCAAGTCAAGCCTATCAACAACAAAGAATTCACGGTGGCTGGTATTCTGGTTCAAGTACAATATCCTCAATAACTATATTTGGTGGTTCAGGTTCATTTACTGGTGGTTCAGTGTATGTTTACAAGAGCGCATAAGGAGTAATAATGAAAATAACAGAAAAAGAATTTAATGCATTAACAGGTGAAACTACTGTAACTGAAAGAGATGAAACTCCTCAAGAACAAGCGCAAAGAGAAGTAGCCGAAGCAGAGTTTGCTGCTCGTCAAGCCGAAGCAGAAGCAAAGGCTGCTGCTAAAGCAGCACTACTAGCGCAACTAGGTATTACAGAAGAACAAGCAAAACTTTTACTTTCTTAATTAAGGAGCACTGTGGCTGGTCGTGATATAACCGAAGGTCGTGCCAATCAAGCAATTGCTGTTGATGTTGGTATTGTATCTACATCTCAATACTGGCAGAATACATCTGACTCATATGATGTAGCAGTTGGTGGACAACCATTCTTCTATGCCATAAATGACCAACGTCCATACAT